ACTGTGATGTCTGTGGATTTCAATTTAAACTAAAGCAATTAAAAAGTTTATTTGTAAGAGAAACAAAAACAAATATACTAGCGTGTCCAGAATGTTGGAACCCTGACCAGCCACAGAATTTACAAGGAATGTATCCTGTAGATGATCCACAAGCTGTAAGAAATCCAAGACCTGACCAAAGTTTTAATGACAATAACAGAACTGGGTCAAGAGATATACAATGGGGATGGGAACCTGTAGGTGGAGCTAGACCCCCAGCTAATGAATTTACACCTAATAAATTAGTAAGTTCAGGAGCCGTAGGAACTGTTACAATAACAATAACTTAGGAGAAAAAAATGTCTAAAGAAAATCAAGAAAGAAAGCCTAAATTTAAAGGCATATATACACAACCTCAAGACGTACCTGTACCTCACGTTGCTGGTTATCCAGAAAAAAATGTTAAAACATCTGGTGTAGTAACTCGTGGTAATGGTGCAGCTACTAAAGGTACTAAAGCTCGCGGTCCATTAGCTTAAGGATAAACAATGACTTACGCAGAATTAGTGGCTCAAATAGAGTCTTATACAGAAAACTCGTATTCAACAGTTGATGTAAATACGTTTATTACTCAAGCTGAAAACAGAATATTTAACTCTGTTAATCTACCTGATCTTAGAAGAAATGATACGGGTACAATTAGTTTAGGTAACAAATACTTAAATGTACCAGATGATTGGCTAGCTACTTATAGTTTAGCTGTTATTGATAATACAACAAACGAATATACTTATCTTTTAAATAAAGATGTTAATTTTATAAGACAATCCTTTCCGGATACTGATGTCGCACATTATGGAAAACCACAATATTATGCTGTCTTCGACGATACAACATTTATCCTTGGTCCTACACCTGATGCAGGGTATGGCGCTGAGCTTCATTATTTTTATTATCCTACTTCTATTACTACTGCTGTCAGTGGTCAGTCTTGGTTGGGCGATAATTACCCTACCGCTTTACTGTATGGTTCATTACTGGAAGCAAATACGTTTTTAATGTCAGACGCAGAAAAAATGAATATTGTGAATGGGCGTTATCAAGAAGCTATGGTAGAACTATTAGGTCTTGCTGAGGGCAAAAATACTCGCGATGCTTATAGAAGTGGACAATCTAGAATACCTGTTAAAGGTAGTAGAGGTCCTGCATAATGGCAGCGATAATACAAGGATTAACAAACACATTTATTGCTAAATCATTAGCTGGCGATATAGATTTTGATACTGATACTTTTAAAATAGCTTTATATACTAATGATGCTACTTTAGATGCATCAACTTCTGCTTATACTACAACTAATGAAGTAGTAGGAACAGGATATGTAGCTGGAGGAAATACTTTAACAGGAGCAACAGTAACACAAGATGATGATGCTGACGTTGTATATATCACATTTGATTCTCCAACTACTTGGACAGGTACATTTTCAGTTAGAGGTGCTTTAATATATGATAGTAGCTCTAGTAATTATAGTATATGTGTATTGGATTTTGGAGAGATAAAAACTATTACTTCTCAAACTTTAACCGTTACACTACCTGAAAATACAACAACAACAGCACTTATTCGATTTGAATAGAAAGGAATAAAATGGTAGGTTTAATAGAGGGAGTGGTTGGAAAAGCCCCAGCAGTAAAAGTAACAAGTAAAAGACCTTTAGAAAAAGATTTATATAAAGAAGTATGGGAAATGCCGGAATATAGACACGTTTCTCCTGGTGAAGAAATAGCTCACATATTTTTAGAGCAAGCCAAACCTAAAGCAGGATCAAGTGTTATAGATTTAGGTTGTGGCACAGGACGTGGAGGATTAAATCTTGCGTTTTTTGGAGGAATGGATGTAACATTGGTAGACTTCGCACCTAACTGTTTAGATGCAGATATAGTCCCAATGTTAGAAACACAAAAGCATTTACTTAGATTTATAGAAGCAGATTTATCAGAGCCATTACCTGTTAAAGCAGCTTATGGTTATTGTACCGATGTGATGGAGCATATTAGACCACATCATGTAGATAAAGTATTAGATAATTGTTTAGATGCAGCACAACATGTATTTTTTTCTATTTCTACTGTAGATGATGTGTTAGGTGAAAAAGTAGGACATAAATTACACTTAAGTGTTTTTCCTTATAAGTGGTGGTTAAAGAAGTTTAGAGATAGAAAATGTATTATCCATTGGTCAAAAGATATTGATGGAGCATGTTTGTTTTATGTTAGTTCATGGGCAGATGGAAAAGATGTAGTTAATCTTGGACAACTAAATACAGACTTAGATATATTAAGAGAAAATGTAACACATAACATTAAACAAGGATTTTTACAGGTTCAACCTCATCCTACAAACGATTTAGAAGTTATGATAGTAGGAGGAGGACCTTCTTTAGAAGGACAGCTTGAAAAAATAAAGCAATTAAGAGCAAATGGTGTTAAACTTATAACAATTAATGGTGCTTATAAATGGTGTATTGACAATGGCTTAACACCATCAGCAATGGTTATGGTTGATGCTCGTGAATTTAATGCTAGATTTGTTCAACCAGTAGTAAAAGATTGTAAATATTTTATAGCATCACAGTGTCACCCTAGTGTATTTAAAGGTTTACCAAAAGATAGAACTTATATTTGGCATACACAGGCAGAAGAACATAGTGAAGTATTAGCACAACAATATGAAACTTGGCACCCAATACCAGGAGGCTCTACAGTTTTATTACGAGCTATACCTTTATTTAGAATGTTAGGTTTTAAACGGTTTCATCTATTTGGATGTGATTCATGTTTAGAAAAAAATAAGCATCACGCATATAAACAAACAGAAAATGATGGACAGTTAGTAGTTCCTGTAAACGTGGGCGGGAAAATATTTGACTGTAACCCTTGGATGGTGTCACAAGCTCAAGAGTTTATTGATCTCATTAGAATGATGGGCGATGAACTTGAGTTAGAGATATATGGAGGGTTACTACATCATATTTTAGAAACCGGTGCGTCATACACCGATATTAAGGAGATTTAACATGGCAGCAACAGCATGGCAATTATATAACAGTGCCAAAAAATATATAGGAAACGGCACAATTACATTAGGTACATCTGCTGTATATAAAATGGTTTTAGCAAAAGCAGCTAGTAACGCTTCTACATTTACCTTAAGCACATATGCATCTGTAACTAATGAAATTGCAGCTGCAGGCGGATATGTTACAGGTGGCCGAAATTTAGTACCAGCAACAGGTCAATGGGTAGTAGGAGCATCAGCTAAACAGCAGAAGTTTACTATGTCTACAGTAGGTTTAGCATTTACAGCTTCTGGAGCTAATTTAGTTGATATTAAATATGCAGTTATACGTAACTCTACTGGAGCAGCGGCAGGAAAACTTTTATGTTTTTGTCAGCTGTCAAGTTCTAATTTTACTGTAACTTCACCTAATACATTAACAGTATTACCTGCTGCAACCGGCATCTTTACGCTTACTTAAGGAGTAGTCAATGACTACTCGCGGTTGGGGACGAAATACCTGGAGCTCTGGTCCTTGGGGTGAAGGGGATGTAATTACAACACCAGTAGGAGCATTGGCTCTTAGTGGGGTTGCACCTAGTGTAGTCATCGAAGACGTTATTACTCCAGGAGTTGGAGCGTTAACATTAGCTGGAGCAGCACCGTTAGCTATAGAAGGAGATATAGCTTTACCAGGGGTGGGAGCATTAGTTTTAGCGGGAGCAGCACCTAGTACAGTAGAAACTAAAGTAATAACTCCAGGAGTGGGGGCATTAACATTAGCTGGAGCAGCACCATCACTATTTAGAACTGCGACGCTTACTCCTCCAGTAGGAGCAGTAGTATTAGCAGGAGTAGCACCGCTAGTTATACCAGGAGATATAGCTTTACCCCCAGCGGGAGCATTAGCTTTAGCAGGAGTAGCACCATCACTATTAGACGGAAGAGTAGTAGAACCCGCCAGTGGCGCATTAACATTAACAGGGCATGCCCCTACCATTAACAACCCTAATTGGGTTATAATAGATACTAGTCAAACCCCTAATTGGGTAGAGATAGTTACAGGATAAGGAATAAAAAATGTCAACATATTCAAATTTATCAGTAGAACTGATAGGAACTGGAGAACAAGACGGTACTTGGGGGACAACGACCAATACTAATTTAGGTACTGCAATGGAAGAAGCCATTGTTGGTACTGTAGATCAAGCTGTTATTGCGGGAGATACTACACTTACTTGGAGTACGACTTCAAATGCTACTCAAGTAGCTAGACACTTACGCCTTAATCTTACAGGAAGTGGTGGAAGTACAGGTAATTTAATTATTCCTACCGCTGCTGCAGGTGGTGCTAATACATTTCAAAAAAATTACATAATTAATAATGCTTCAACAACTGCTATAACTGTTAAAACTGCTTCTGGCACAGGAGTGTTAGTTCCAGCTGGTAAATCAGCATGCGTATATGCAGATGGTACAAATGTTGATTATGCAATTGATTATCTTAGTGGCACAATTCTTTCAAGTGATGTAGACATTAATGGCGGTTCAATTGATGGCACTGCGATCGGAGCAGCTACACCTAGCACAGGCTCATTTACAACACTAGCAGCATCAAGTACAGTTTCAGGTTCAGGCTTTAGCACTTATCTTGCTTCACCTCCCGCGATCGGCGGTACATCTGCAGGTGCTGGGTCTTTTACAACACTTTCTGCTTCAAGTACAGTTTCAGGTTCAGGCTTTAGCACTTATCTTGCTTCACCTCCGGCAATTGGTGGAACATCTGCAGCAGCAGGTTCTTTTACAACACTTTCAGCATCTAGTACAGTTTCAGGTTCAGGCTTTAGCAATTATGCTCAAGTTAATAATTATTCTACTTTTGTTAATGGATTAGAAAAAGTCACAATATCAGCAACTGCTGCAACTGGAACCATTAACTATGACACAGATACACAATCAGTTCTTTATTATACTTCAGCTGCAGTAGGAGACTGGACTATTAATTTTAGAGATTCTAGTGGAGCAACATTAGATTCTAAAATGGCTACAGGTGAAGCTATTACATTAGTTCATCTAGTAACATTAACAGGTGCAGAATATAGAAATACAACAGTACAAGTTGATGGAAGTAGTATTACTCCAGAATGGCAAGGTGGTTCAGCACCTACAGAAGGTAATGCTAATAGTATTGATTCATATACATATACAATAATTAAAACAGGGTCTGCAGCATTTACAATACTTGCTGCGTTAACACAGTTTGCCTAAGACGACTACAGTAGCAGTTAATTCTGCCAGAGCTTATGGTTTATTTGGTGCAGAAGCGCCCTATGTACCTCAAAATTATGCCTTTGAATATTTGGTTGTTGCTGGAGCAGGTGGCGGTGCACAGAATGGTGGTGGTGGAGCAGGAGGTTATTTAACTGCAACAACAGGTACTATGACTCGTGGAACTACTATGACTGTTACAGTAGGAGCAGGTGGAGCAGGAAATGTTAGTGGTAACAATTCTGTTTTATCTGGCTCAGGATTAACAACAGTTACTTCTATTGGTGGCGGTCGTGCAGAAGATAATGGTGGCTCGGGTGGTGGCGGCAGATACTCAAGTGGTGGTGGTTCTGGAACAGTAGGGCAAGGTAATGATGGTGGTGATGGTGCTGGTTCTGCTGGAAATTATCCTGGCGGCGGTGGCGGCGGAGCAGGTGCAGCAGGTCAAACTCCAGCTAGCACATCTGCAACAGGTGGTAATGGAGGTGTTGGTTTATCATCAAGTATTACAGGTTCAGGTGTATTTAGAGCAGGTGGTGGCGGAGCTGCTTCCGATGCTTCAAGTGGTGGTAGTTTAGGTAATGGACAAGGTGCAGGAGGAAATGGTGGAGGAGGAAATGGTTTGCCTACATCAGGCTCAAATGCTGGTACAGCTAATACTGGAGGCGGAGGCGGAGGTATAGCTGGTGGAGCAGCATCAGGAGCAGGTGCAGGTGGTTCTGGCGTAGTCATTGCTAAAGTCCCTACATTAGACTGGACTGGCACTCAATCAGGTGCGACAGTAACTACATCAGGTGATTATAAAATATTAACATTTAATGGTTCAGGGAGCTTTGTTGTTTAATGGCACATTTTGCAAAAATAGAAAGTAACCTAGTAACTCAAGTTATAGTAATTAATAATGATGTAATGTTAAATGAAAATAATGAAGAACAAGAAGAATTAGGTATAGCTTATATACATAATTTATATAATGACAATACTACTGTATGGGTACAGACTTCATACAATAGTAACTTTAGAAAAAACTATGCTGGTATTGGTCATACTTACGATAAAACACGAGATGCTTTTTATGCACCTCAACCTTATCCATCATGGACTTTAAATGAAACTACTTGTCAATGGGAATCACCAACACCTTATCCAGACGACGATAAGCATTACATATGGGATGAAGATACTTTAAGTTGGGAAAGTGAATAATGGGAATTTTAACTCATCTTTTACCTATCGCATTAGGGTTTATTGCTAAACTTGTAGCTATTAAATCCCAACAAGCTCACGATCAGCAAAAAATAATGCTGGGGGCTCTCGCAGCAAAATCCGAGCAAATAGATAAAGCCCGTGAACAAGCTAATAATGAATCTCCTATGGCTGCGTGGAATAGACGAATACTTATGTTTGCAGTATTAGCTTTAGTAGCTATTTATCCTCTTGCTGGTATATTAGGAATTGAAACAGTTATTCCTGTAACTTCAGAAGGATTCTCTTTTTTAGGATTATTTAGTATTGGCGGCGGTACTACTTTCGAAACTGTTAAAGGCCTATATAAGTTCGATGAAATATTCCAATGGGCTACAATGATCATTGAATTTTATTTTGGAGGCCAACTTGCAAAAGGAAAATAAATGCCTCTTAATAAATTAAAATTTAGACCGGGGATTAACCGAGATCGTTCTGACTTAGCTCAAATGGGCGGATGGTATGATGGTAATTTAATACGTTTTAGAGACGGTTATCCTGAAAAAATAGGTGGTTGGCAAGCAGCTACTATTACTCCTTATGTAGGGGAGGCAATTAAACTTTTTGTTTATTCTTTAGATACTGGCGCAGAAATTGCAGGTCTTGCTACTACTAAAAAAATATATATTCGTGCTGGTACTACTCTTTATGATATTACTCCTTTACGAGTTACTTATACTACCTCTACTACTCCTTCAACAGACAACTGTTTTACTACTAACACCACAGCAGGTACCGAAGGACAAGTTTTAGTTACCCTTGCTAATCATAATGCTCAAACAGGTGAATTTGTTACTTTTAGTGGTGCAGTCGCAGTCGGCGGTATTACAGCAGCACAATTAAATCAAAACTTTGAAATTACTGTTATAGATGCTAATACTTTTACTATACAAACTACAGGCACTGCTACTTCAGCTACTACAGGCGGCGGCACAGCAATTACTGCAGCTTTTGAAATTGATATTGGCGCTGATTCTTCCATAGGTGGTTATGGATGGGGGACCAGTACATGGAGTCGAGGTACATGGGGTTCTGGTTCTACTGTTCCTGCTATTGTAAATGTTCGTTTAGTATTTATGGATAACTTTAATAATGACTTAGTATTTAACTTAAATAATCAAGGAGCTATTTATTATTGGACCTATAGTGCGGGGTTTGGAAACAGGGCAGTATTGTTAAGTTCATTAGCAGGTGCAATTGCTGTACCAGCAGCAACAGAAAAAACATTGTTTGCACCAAGTGGACATCTACTTGCTTTAGGAGCAACTTCTTACAGTGAAACATCAACGGCAGGAGCTTCTATTTCAAGCATTACAAGTGCTGGAACTACAGCTACTTTAACTACAGGAAGTGCTCACGGGTTAGCTACTAATGATTGGGTTTATCTTTCTGGTCAAACTCCTGTAATGTACTCAGGCACTTATCAAGTAACGGTGACTGGAACTACCACTTTTACCTATACTCTTGCAGCTTCTACCTCATCCCCAGCTGGAACAGCAGGATCTTATCAGGTTATTTCTTATACAGGTGGTTCATTTGACCCTATGTTAATTAGATTTGCTGACGTGAATGGAGATATAGGTCCTAAACCAGAAGTATGGAAACCTGAACTTGCCAATACTGCAGGTTTCTTATTTGTTAAAGAAGGTTCTAGAATTATTACTGGTGCTAATGTAAGACAAGAAACTCTTATATGGACAGACACATCACTTAGTACACTACAATTTTTAGGTACCGCAGAAGTATTTGGGCTACAACTTTTATCTTCTGATACTAATATTATGGGGGCTAACGCTTACGCCGATGTAAACAATAATATGTATTGGATGGGAACTGACAGCTTCTTTGTATATGATGGTAGAGTTAATGTACTTAAATGTCCTTTATTAAGATATGTATTTGAGGATATTAATAGAGAACAAGCACAACTTGTTTACGGTGGTACTAATAAAGAATTTAATGAAATAATATGGTTCTATTGTTCAGGCGGAGCAGTACCTTCTTTAACAATTAACCGATATGTAATTTATAATTATAGAGACGATATTTGGTATTATGGGCAACTCAATAGAACTACTTGGGTAGATGCTGGTATTAGTGAATTTCCATTAGCTACTTCAGGGGGTTATTTATATAATCATGAAGATGGTCCTAATGATGGACAACCTTTAGGTGCAGCACCAAATGCTATTAATTCTTATATTGAATCTGCATTTATGGATATAGATGAAGGTGAATTCTACATGTTAACTAAACGTGTAATTCCAGATGTAGACTTTACCACTTCTGAAACATCTAATCCTGTAACAGGGGCTACAGTAGTTCCAGCTGTTGATATGGCAATTGCAGTTACTAAATTTCCAGGAGCAGCTACTTCTACAAGTGATGTAGCAGGCGCAACATTAAGTCGTGGAATAACTACCACTACCGCAACAATAGATCAATATACTAATCAAGTATTTATAAGAGCACGTGGACGACAAATGAATTTTAAAATATCATCAAATACTATAGGTACTCAATGGCAACTTGGTGATACAAGAGTAGATGCCAAACCAGACGGACTAAGGGGATAATATGGCACACGTTGTACAACCTAAAGCACCTAATCTAACTCTTCCTACAGTGGAATATAGTGAAGATGCACAGAACCAACTACAAAATCAATTAAGATTGTATTTTGCTCAATTAGATAAAGCACATTTAGATGAGATTACTAATTTGCATACAAACAATACGATGCATTGGATGGGATTATAATGGCTGGAGAATTTCAAAATTTAACAGGACTTAGATTAGCGCAAGCGGCAGTTACTGCTACCGTCGCTATCGTGTATGAAACTCCTGCTAATACAAGAACTTACATAAAAGATATTATGGTAGCCAATACTACGGGGGGTTCACTTGATGTGCAAGTGTATATTGTTGCAAGTGGAAGTGCAGCAGCTACTTCTAATGCTCTTATCTATAACAAAACAATAGCAACCAAAGAATATTTACAATGGTCAGGATTACAGATAACTAATCCTGGAGATACCATAGAAGTTTTAGGTAGTTCAACAGGGCTTACTATAACTATATCAGGAGCTGAAGCGGTATAAAAAATAATGGGTAGAATTGAAGAAAAAGCGAGTGTAAATTTTAGTTTAAGTTTTCTTATTCAATTGGTAAGTGCTATAGGCTTAGGTGTATGGGCTTATTCACAATTAGATGGAAGGATTAGTACAGTAGAAAATGCAACTGGTACTGCTGTTGAAGATATAATAAGAATAGAAGATAGTATGAGTGCTAATCAAGATAAACCAATTTCATCAGATCATATTCAAAATACTAAACTTTATAATTTAGAACAAAATGTTTTACAATTAAGAAGTCAAATTAAAGTATTAGAAAATAGAACATACAAACATAGTTTAGATCATAGAAATTTTGCTATTGATCAGGAAAAAAATTAAGAAGATAATAGGTTTATATATAGGCACATACATGATATTATTAGGAAAAAGATAAGATGAGTTATATAGACGAACACATAGAATATCTAGCAGGACATGAAGGGGTTAAAGGAGCTTTAGAACGAGTAGAAGACTCATCTAAAACTGCAGCACCTTATGGATTAGATAATCCACCAATTCCGAGAAAAGAAAAAGAATCGGATAGAGCATATGTAAAAAGAGTTTTAGAGCATTTTGAAACAAAAGCAAGAACTACTTTAGGGGATGCTTATGATAATGCTCCAACTGGTGTAAAACGTGCAATATTAGATAGCTATTATAATTCAGGCCGCTTATACCCAGGGCAAATTTCTAGTTTAAAAGGCACTAACGGAGTTCCAGATTATGTGGGATTTGCTAAAAATACATTAGATATTGTTTCTGCTAATGATCCTAAAACTAACAGTGCAGGGATACTAAAAGGATTAGCTAATCGTAAAGCAGCAACTTATAATTTAATGGCTAATGAAGTTGAAGGACTGTCTCCAATAACGGGGGGCGAATTAATAGATGTAGAAGGAAAGGCTCAATTAATTTATAACACAGGCAAAGACCCATATACTTATAATTTTAATAAACCTTTACACAGTAAAAGTAAAGCGGGGCCATTAAATGTAGAAACTCAAACAACTGAGAATAAAAAAGCACCATTAATACCTCCTTTTGGAGCACCTAAGCCAAGAGAAGAAGTTATTACAGAAAGAGAAACAGTAACAGAAAAAGGACCA